AGAGTCTTCAACATTCCATGTCGAAGTCTGCACCTTCCAGTCAGGAGTAGTGTCCTTAACTGTAAAAGAAGGTAGATCCCAAATTACTCTATTGTTTGGCTGAGCCGCATAGTTACCATCATCTAAGGCAATTATGTGAGCGCACTTATGTTCGTGCGGAATTTCTGAATGATCAGAGTTTAATATATTAGCATCTGGATGTGCCCAGTCAACTGTAAATAAATATTTTCCGTGATGCCACTTTTTATCTTTACCAATGTATTTACCGGAAGATGCGCTTATGAGATCCCATACAGTAATAGCAGGATAATAACTAAAAGAATTCCAAAGCTCAAGTTCATCAAGTCGTCTATATGGAACAGTTTCCGGTTGAAAACCACGTTGAATAAAAGCCGCAATTGGTAAGCGATAAAATATTGCACCGTTCTCCATAATAGCATGAAATAATATTGCACGCCCAGACATGCTGGTAATACCAAAGATGATACAGTCTTCCACTTCGCCTTTATGTTTTTTAAGATCATATAAATACTCCCTTTTTATTTGTGAGTATTGTATAGGTATATTTGCATTTAAGTAAGCCATAATTTATCATTTTATATTACCCCAATTGTCTCCAGATTCATAATCAACTTTGTTGGGAACTTCTAATTTAACAGCATTTTCCATTATCTCAATAATTTTCTTAGCTTTTTCAGGACTTTCTACTGAAATATCTAACTCATCATGCACTTGAATGTGTGGTATAATGCCTTCATTATACAAATCAATCATAGCTTTTTTAGTCATATCGGCTGCACTACCTTGAATTAATTTGTTTAAAGCTTTGTAAGTGAACGCACGCTTGATCCCTGGTCCGTGTTCCAGGAGCGCTGCATCATGAGGCAAGGATTTATGTATCCCGAACTGATTGGGTTCCCACAAATGGAACCTACATAGCCGTCCAAGTAAAGTTCTAACCCTACCCGCACTTTGTGCTCGTTGACTAACATTATCCATCATCTGTTTTACAAATGGAACTTTAGCATGGTATTGTTTAAATAAATCATTAGCTTTATCCTTAGATATACCAAGTTCTGCTTGTAATTTATTTTTACCCATACCATAAAATAGTCCTAAGTTAATTGTCTTAGCTTGTGATCTAGGTATTTGAGCCATGTCAGCTACAATCGTGTGAAAGTCTGTGTCCGGATCATTATTATAAGAATCTAATACATCACCAACACCATACAAATTCTGTAAAGCTGAATAATGTACCACCAGTCTAGGCTCTTGTTGAGAATAGTCAAAACAACCCCATCTATGGCCTTCCTCAGGGATAAATAAGCCTCTGATCTTAGGTCCGAGGTCCTTGTTCCGTGCTGGAATTTGCTGTAAATTAGGGTTAGAATAACTGAACCTTCCTGTCACAGTTCCGCCATTATCTGATCTAAGTTGATTGATATCAGCATGAATTCTACCTTTATGAGAATGTTTTAATATGGTATCAATGAACGTAGTATGAGCTTTATTAATTTCACGAGCCTGAGCAATCTTATTCACCAATGGGTGAGGATGATTTTGCAAAAAGTTTTTAGTAAAAGAGGGTGCCTGTGATTTCTCGGTTCTGTCATAATCTAAATTTAGTTTGTCAAAAACTTGGGCAATCGATCGTGCTGCCCATATTTGAGTATCTATTCCTGTTTCCTTTTTTACTTGGAGTAATACTGCTTGTTCTTCTTCAACAAGTTGTTTCTTCAATTGGCTGGCTCCTTGGACGTCTACACGGACACCTAAGAATTTCATATCGACGAGGCAGGGAAAGAGTTGAGTCTCGAGATCGAAGATAGATTTTATATCTTGAATATCTATTTCTTGTTTAAGTTGTTTCCAAAGGTCTAGTGTAACAGACGCATCTTGTTCTGCATAAGCGCCAACATAAATGGCAGGTAGTTTATACATTTCTGCTTTAGCGTCAACCCCCCAATCTTTTGCTGCTGCATATAAATCACTTTCATTTTTACCTTTGCCAGTGTATCTTTTAGCACAGCTATTTAAGTCATAACGCATTTGATTTTCATCAACTAAAGCCGATGCAATCATTGTATCGATTATTCTTCCGTTAATACTTAAACCTAAAGCTCGAATCCAAGCAACGTCATACATGGCGTTGTGGAAGATTTTTGCCGATGGTAAATTTAAAACTTCTTGAAACCATTTTAAAACTTTCTTACGATCCATATTGCCACCACCTTCGTGAGCAATAGGATAATAACCACGCCAACCTTCAACAGCTAATGCAATGCCTACAACGTCGCCGTTACCTACTACAGAACCTGAGCCCATCTTCATTAAGTCTGGATCTTTAGTCTCTAAGTCAATTGCTATCTCGTTATGTTTAGATAAGTCTGGAAAATTTTCTGGTGGTAACCATTCTGTCTGAGGTTTAAATAGTGGTATTTGCATTATTTTTTATCCTTTAGTTTTAATATTTCTAAATCACAATAGTGTTTAACTTTTTCTAGATCTTGTATGCCTGCTTTGTTTTTATATCTGCAAACATATTTAATCACGTTGCCTTGAAAAAATGAGAGGTCATTCTTTGAAATAAATTCATAAGGTTGAATTTTAAATTTCTTGTAATGAGATCCTCCAATTTGTTTATCTTGTGGAAATGTTCCCACAAACATATCTTTATTTGTCATAGTATATATCCTTTCTCGTATTTTTTAGGTTCAACAATATGTAAGTTTTCTTTTGTTCTGGTTGCCCCTACATAAAACAATCTATTTTCGTCATCTGGATTTCTTTCATAACTTCTCATTGTGTTGTGTGTTAGATCTGTCATCAATACAACATTAGTTGCTTCCCCACCTTTTGCTGCGTGTATAGTGGATAGTTCAATTCTAGGTTTTTCGTTTAATTTCTCACCGTTCTTTCTCATCTTACGTAAATATTGTACCCTAGTTTGTCCTGCATTGTCAAATGCTTCAAACCAAACTGTTTTAACTTGAAGACCGTAGTCACTAACTAATTGATCTATGTTATAGAAAGACCCCTTAGCCATACCTTTAATTTTTTTCTTATGCCAATGTTTATCACTTATATACTTAGATATACTTTCTATTTGTTTGTATGATAATGGTTGTCCTTTTAAACCACCTTCCCAGGCCGTGGCTGCTTCATGTAAATCTTGTTCGTTACTTCTTTTATATCTATTATTATAATACAATCCTTGTCTGTACAGAGACTCTTCTATATCATTTAACATTTGTCTAGTTCTACTTAACACTAACCAGTCTCCTGATCTCATATCTATACTATCAATATCAAAGTGTCTTTGTAGTGTACCTTCGTTTGTTTTTGGTTTCCAATTCTTGGGTATTCTATTTGTAATTTTATTTATAATACTCATAGCTAATTTGTGTACCTTAGCCGGAATACGGTGTGATTGTTCTAACGGCCAATGAGTTCCTTTTAAATTTATAAAAGAATCTACATCTGCACCAGCCCATCTAAAAATAGCCTGGTCATCATCGCCTGCAATATAAGCATCTTCTGTTTTATTCCATATAGTTTTTGCCATGTCCCATTGCATTAGAGATAAATCTTGTGCTTCATCTATAAACACTACATCAAATTTTGGTGATAGGTCTGACTTAGTAAAGTCTAAAATCATGTCATTAAAATCTATTAAGTTATATTCTTTTTTATAACGTTTAAGTTCGTTAGCTATAATTCTAAGTTGATCTCTTTCTAAGTCTTGTGTGTGTTCAGCTAAATCAAACTGTTGTTCTGGTGTTATGTTTCTAAGTTGTGCCAACTGTATTATTCTTAAGTACTCACTGTCTGAAGTAAAGATGCCACCTTGGTCTTCTTGATAGTCTGCGTAAGTAACTGGAAACCCTAACTTGCTTCCAAGATCTTTGTAATGTCTTGACTGCATGACCTGATCTTTTTTCAATCCTAATTTTCTAAAAGCAAGTGAGTGTAGGGTTCTAAAATATGGTAGATCATCCTCACCTAAATTAAAATCTCTCATGGCTCTATCTCTAGCTTCGTGTGCTGCTTTCTGTGTAAACGCAAAGTAACCAATTTTATCTGGGTCTGTGTTTTTTAAATAAGAATCTACTTTACCTAACAAAGTTGTAGTCTTACCCGTACCCGGTGGACCTAATACAATTGTTCTCATTAGAAATGATCCTTTGGTTTTAATTCTTTTTGATTGTACTCATCAGTTTTTTTATCAAACTGTTTTACTTGGAATACAGATATTCTTTCTTTACCTATACGTTTGTCATCACAACTGCAGGCTTCTTTTAACATCTGTGCTGTACGTTGATAGTTTATGTCCCAACGTTTTCTAATTAAAAATTGATTGTAGAATCTATCAAACACAAAATGGTGATGGCCTTCGTTAGTCCATACCCCACCTTTTTTAAGATCATTTTTGTCTGTAGACACTTGTCTATTTAGACAATACTCTTCTAAATGATTTTGTAATTGATCTTGTGTAGTCACACCTTCCGGTGCTTCCACAGGTTCGTGGTTCTTCATCAGTGGATTTATAATCATGTCCCAGTCTTTAGGTTTTACTGTTGGTGGTTTAAAATCTAACTGTTCCATACATGCTTCTTGGAATAAACTTTGTTGTTTTAAAAACTTTACATTCTCTAAATGTAATCTTTCACCATCTACGTTTAGATAATAGTACGGTTTCTCCAACTTCACTTTTTGTAAGTCAGATAATAATGGGAATACAAT